CGATTCACGATATCGAATGATGCAGTTTGCACCTTGCGATACTCTACCGAAATATTCTCTGTAGCAAGTAACTTTGCTAGAGTGGATTTTGAAATTTGTGTTTTAAGCATGTATGTATCTTAACTCAGGTGGATTAAAATGTCAAGCGGTTTCTGCAACAGGCTGTTGCACAATGGCAACAATCTTTGGACGGATGATAACTGTCTGTGGAACTTCAATGTCGTTTTGTTTATAGTAGCGGTGCATTTTTACTGTAGCGGTAATTGTTGCAGTTTCACCTTCAGCAGGGAAATCTGCATTGCCGCTGAATACAATTACATTACCATCTGCATCTTCACAGATACGGAGAAGACTTCTGCCAGAATCAGCCCAATAAAATTTAGGACGATCAACTACAATTGCTTTTTTAACTGTAAGAGTAACAGTAATCTTTTTCTTTTCGGTGCCAATGAATGTACGTGTTACGTTTTTCTCTGCCGCTTGTGCAATCCATTGTGCTTTACGTTCAGCTTGAGTGGTAATTGATTTGCGTACAGCAAGGACTTGTTTTTCTGTCAACTTACCATAAGTGTTCAACGAACCTAGAAGATTTGAATAGAAAGAATTTCTTTCAGAATTGTCAACAAGGAATTGGACGATATCGCCAGCATCGGGATATGTCCTGTAGAACGTTTTGGTAGCATTGTTTATGATGTTGCGCTTGGTAGCGGCTTCGTATGCGGCAGGATGTTCGATGTATGACATAAATTCCTCTGTAATCTCAATGTATGTATACAGTATAGCATAGTGGGAATGAATGTCAACGATTATTTGATGTAGTGTAGCATCAAAACAACACATTTATGCAAAATAAAGGGGTTTTTCTCAAAAATAGAAGAAAAACCCCTTATGAATCAACCACTTACAGGGCGATTTTTAAAAAATTTAATAATTTAAGCATCAAAGAAACTTAAAAGGTTATTAGCTGACAATTTTTCAACCTTTTTTTGATCTTGACTAGGATTACACAATGGAACTCTTCCGCGTTTTATATAATAATTTTTTATTAGGTCAATTTCAATTTCTTTAACCAAGCTGTTGTGCATTGGAAGATAAGCCTGATACACATGTTTTATTTTTTCTTTACCAAATATTTTAATAAAGGCTTGGCTGTTTCCCATAGGACTTACCCAAACATTTTTAACTCCACACGAAAAATCTTTTCTTCTTCCGAGCATACAGTTTCTTGTTGTTGCTCTACTTTGACCTATATAAAAAACGTTTTCATCTAAAAAGTCAGCAGAACCTTTAGGAACATCGTCTTCATATAATCCATAAATGTAACATCCGGCATGTTTCTTATCAAACCCCCAAGATTCTTTATATTGTTCATCAATGTGATGCCACACAGTAAATTGAGAATATTCGGGCTTAATTATTTCCACTGGATCTAAACTAATGTAATCTTTATTGTTGTGTTCAATAAGTTTTATTAAAGTATAGCAAAAAGCATCTAAATGTTTTTCATATCCTTCAAACATTTTTTCTAAAATTTCTTTTTTTATTCCATGCTTTCCGCCTCCAACATGAATATTGTTTGCAAGAATTTTATGTTTCATGGCATGCTTGCCAATTCGTAATAAGTTTCATTCCATAATTGTTAGGTTCATTCGGTATAATTATGTTTGGCTTCAATCTTAACTGATTGCTTTTAAATTGAGAGTAGTCAACGTAATGATGCCAACGATCATATCTCCAAACGACACTAGAAACGTCTGAGTGAACGTCAGCAAGCATTTGTGATTTTGCAATTGTGCCAGCTTCATTGTATTTTTTGCCTTTCGCATCAACTAACTTGTCTGCTTTAATCGCTTCACCTGTTTCATCATCAAAGCCAACTTCAGCATGATAAAATTCTGTAGTATTGCCACCTTTGACAGTTTGAGTTGCGGCTTTACCTTGCATGAATACATTGAATTGAATTGTACAATCACCATCTTTAAGAACGTCAAGACTTAGAATTGTATCTTCATTGTAACGACCACGCCAACGATGTTTGCAAGCATTGTCAATTAAAAGACATGAATAGATTCGAGTGTTCTTCACAAAAGGTGGATACTTCTGATTTGGTGCAATGAAGAATCTATATTGCAAACCAGACACGGGAACGTTTTCAAATCTATCAATAAACTGTTCGCAGATATAGAAGAGTATACCAGACTCTACACGAATTCGTTGGTTCTTATGTAGTCTATAGAAGTCTGAAATGTTATCGTCCATCACCCAGTGTTTTTCTGCACCAATAGATATCGAATGATCCCAAGCATAGTTTCTTGCACGACCAGGACCGTCACCGTGATTTGAAAATGGCGCAACAATCAATGTAACCCATGGTCTAATATTGAATGTGTCTAGTGCATTTTCATATGGTATTTCATCTTGAGGTTCAATGATGATATAGTGAGGCACTTTCATTCTTGAAAGAGACCTTGAAGTAATCATTGAGTCAGCACGACCCTTTGATATGATATAAACTGGATGTTCAGGATTATGCATTCACTCTTCTCCATATTGTTGGTTTGTTATTCCACATTTTGCATAACACTTTTTCATATCCATTTTCAACTAAGAACTTATTGAATATAGCAGAAATTTTTGATTGATCTACAATTTCATTTTCGTATTCATACGTTTTGAAGTGACCAATTGAATGTGTATTGAATGCGTTTGCAATAATAAAATACTTTGGCGATATTGCATCAATAATTTCTTTTATGTGTTTTGTTGGATTCTGAATGTGTTCAAAGTATTCAGATGCAAAAACAAAATCTACATTGTGTCCCACTTCATGCACACTTTCAATCAGGTTGAAATCGTGCTTCTTTGCCATGACTTCACATAACTTCCATTGCTTAGTGTTTTTCAAATTGATGCCATATGCTTTTGCGTTAGGCAAAAGAGTTTTTATCGCACATGTACTATAACTGATTCCACAGCCAATGTCAACAAACGATGCAGAATTTTTAAGTAAATCATAAACAGATTCGCCATTTGCCATTGATGGCTTCAGCAATCGTTTAATGTAACTTCTACTGTATGTTCTGTAGCAATTGAAAATGTCTACAAAATAGTAATCATCATCATACACTTTAAATGCATCATCTAAATTGTTCTGATCTAGTTTTTCGTACCACTCAGAAGTCAGTCTACGAAAAAGAGAATCATCTCTCAACATCTTTTTAGCTTCGTTATGGTCAATATCAAAAATATTTCCATAATCGTTTAAAAATTTATCGAAAAGAATCAACGGCTTTTCGTTTAAGAATTCATTCTGAATCATCGACTACCCATCTAAGAAGAGAGTTTTGTGTTCTATCAAGTGCTGGATGCCAGATACTCTTTGTCTTGTTTGAAAGATTTTGATTGACTAATTTAGCAAAATCTTTGTAATCCGATTCAGTTCTGAAATGCACATATAGTGTTTTGTATGTCGGATTATCTTCTTGTTCAAACTCAGGCATACCTTTCCAAAGTTTCTTCCATTCTTTTTCACCTTGGTCAGAATACTTCTCTTTCTCATCTTCATCTAGATTCATGTGGTCTAAAAGAGAAAGAGGTTTATCAGCCACTTTTTTCTCGCCAATCAAATTTTGATATTGAGATGATTCTTCAATTTTTGGTTTGTTCATTGTATCTACACTCATATTTGTTTTACTGTTATACCGCATTTATTTAGGAAAATAATACCACGATCATCACGGTAATCTTCGCCATAAAATACTTCTTTGATCCCGCTTTGAAATATCATTTTAGCACATTCTATGCATGGAGAGCAAGTGATGAACATACTTGCACCATCACCACTCTCGGTAGACTTTGCTAGTTTGGCAATTGCATTTGATTCTGCATGAAGAACTTCGGGTTTTGTTTTTGTCACTATAGTGCCAGTAAAATCTGTATGGGTAATAACTTCACAATCATTGTCCCATCCACTTGGCATACCATTGTAACCGATTGAAATAATTCTATCATCTTTAACAATAACAGCACCAACTTGTTTGCGTTTTGAAGTACTCAATTCAGCAAAGACTCTTGCAGTCTTCATGTATGCGCCAAGATATTTCTCTTTAATCATTATCAAATTTTTCAGTTTGTTCAAAACGTTTCTCTTGGATCGTTTTTTCTTTCCATACTTTTCTAGGATTTGCACACATCACACAATTTGGATTTCCACAATCTAGTACATGATGTTTAGCTAATTGGTGTGGTGACTCAACTGGTATATTATATGCTTTAGCAATTTTCATTTGCTTTCGTATTGCATTTTTGTCTTTAAGGATTCGCTTAGATTTTTTAAATTTATCTTCTTCGTTACTCATGTCCGACTCCTTTTATATTAGATTTTTTTCACCTTACGCTTTAATATTGTACGTTTACGCAATGCTCTTTGTGTTTCATATTGTGAAGCCTTTTGAGTATACACTTTTCCAAGCATATGGTCAAATTCATGCAATGCAATTCGTGCAGTCATGCCAATAAACTTTTCAGTTCTTGTTTCGCCACTCTCATCTTGAAAACGAATTCGTACAGAGTCTGGACGTTTGACACTTAAATATAACAGAGGAAAACTTAGACAACCTTCTTTCATTGAAAGTTCTTTATCTGATACATCAACAACTTTTGGATTGAATATTGCATATGGCTCATCTCCAGTTCTCATAACAAAAACACGATATGGTTGTCCGACTTGATTTGCTGACAATCCAAGCCCATCACTCTTGACCATCTTATTGTGCAATGCTTGTGCAAACTCTTTAGGGTCAAATGGTGGATTATCAAAATCAAACACTTTACATTCTTGCAAAAGAATTGGTGATGTTTCTGGAACAAATTCAAGGTTCATGGGTTTCTCCTAATACGTAATTCTCTGCAAAATTTTCTGCATCATCTAGTCTCTCAAAAAATGCAACAAAATATGTGCCAAATTCATTTCTTGCTCTTACTTTATAGAAATTTTCATCAAAGAATATTTCTGATAGTCTATCTAAATCTTGTCCAAAATATTGATTTAATATTTTCATTTTGCGATCCTCGAAAAATTATTTACTTTTTCAAATTTAATCACATTGGCAAACTTGTCTTGTAGAACATCACCCTTGTGCGATATAACAAACAGATTGGAACCTTCAAGCATGTTTAGAATCTTCATTAAATCTTCTGTGCCATTTGTGTCTAATGACGAATCAAAGATTTCATCAAGTATCAATATGTTTGTGCTGGCGCTGTTCTTCAGTTTGGCAACTGCTCTCCATGTCAGCATCAATGCCATATCAATACGTTGCTTTTCGCCTTCGCTGAATGATGCATACGTAAAGTCATCTCTGTGTCTAGACTTAATTGTTTCTTTGAAAGACTCATCAAGATTGAAGTTCACAAAAAACTCTAATGCCGCAAGATACTTGTTGACTAGCTTGTTGATTACTGGTATGTATTGCCGAATGATTTTCGTTTTGATACCTGTGTCTTTCAACAATGATATTGCAACTTCGTAATACAGACGTTCTTCTGAGAGTTCTTTGATTTCAGATTCTAACTCAGCAAGTTCCTGATGTAGTGTCGTTAGTTTGATTTCTTCAGTCTGCAAGTCATCTTTGACATGAGACAGTTTTTCGATTTCTTTCTTAAGGCTTTCAATGTATCTAAGATTAGCTTTGATTTCGCTTTGTTCGAATGTCAACTGAGAATTCTGTGCTTGAATTTCTTCAACAAAGATTTGAATGCCTTCATATCGGGTATTCAGTAGATTGAGTTCTTCATCGACTTTTTTCAACGCATCGTTTACTTCTTCAATCTTTTTATTTCTTTCTTCAAGAATGTGTGCTTTGTACTCTTCATTAATCGCCTGTTTACATGTCGGGCAATCATTGTTGTCGTGATAGAATGAAATGTCAGTATTGACTTTCTTAAGAGTCTTGTTCAGATTTAATTTGATAGCAGAAAACTTTGTCATCTTACCATCAACTTTATCTTTGTCTGAAATCTGTACACACAAATCAGACAAATTCTGTTGTATCGTTGTACACTTGTTTTCGCTTTCAGTAACTAGATATTGTGTGTTTGCAATGTCTTGTTGCTTAGATGAAATTTGTGCTTGATTGCTCTTTTTCAAAGAATCAATGAATTGAATTTGATATTGAATCTTTTCACTCTTCAAGTCTACTGCATACTTTGTCTGAGAGTGTTTTTCTTTCAACAAAAGAAATTTGTCTTTGAGAACACCGTTCATGCGTGAGAAGATTTGAATGTCCAACAAGTCTTCAATGATAGAACGTCTATCACTTGCAGACAACTGCATGAATGGAGTAAATGACGCTGAACCCAAAACAACAATTTGAGTAAACGATTTGTAATTGAGTTTGAGAATGAATTTCTCTAGATGTTCTTGATAGTCTCTGACTGCGGCATCTTGATTGACTAAGTGTCCGTTGCAGTAAATCTCAAATATATTTGGTTTGATGCCACGCACAATCTTGTATGATTTGTTGCCAGTATCAAATTCAATTTCAACAACTGAATCTTTTCCATTGATAGTATTTACAAGTTGTCCCTTGTTGATATTACGAAATGGTTTACCAAACAGTACGAACGTCAATGCATCAAGCATAGTTGATTTGCCTGAACCATTAGAGCCAACAATCAATGTAGTATTGTCGTTATCTAACTTAAGTTCAGTAAAAAAGTTGCCAGTGCTTAGGAAGTTTTTCCAACGTAAATTACGAAAAATTATCATATATTATTTAAATCCTGGTCCAGTAACCCAAATGACCAACGACTTTCTAATTCCTTTAGTTACTGGTTTAACTCTATGAACGACAAATGATGGAAATATAAGTATTTGGCCTCTTTTTAATGGAACATCTATTTCTTTAGCAAAAAATGTTTGAAAATCTCCACCCTCAAAATCTACTTCTGGAGTATTTAAAAGCATACTCATTGACAATTTTCTAGTTGAGTACACATCTTTGGAATGTTCGCCGTAAGCTATATCCGTGTGCCAATCATATTGACCTGATTCTTTAGCGTCATATTCCGCATATTGAAAATGATCGTATCCATTTATATCAAAATTATAAAACATCGAATTCACATATTCAAATGCACCATTAAATTTTTCAAATACAAATTTTAGCTTTGGATCATTTGGAAAGTGATATCCTATATTTGATATACGATGTTTTGGTCCAGTTTCTTCGGCAGGGGCAAGATCGGGTGAACCACCCGAAGTTAAAGAAAATGATTTACAATGATTTTCGATAGTCGTCAATTCGGCTGGACTAAACGCTGGATCTAAAACCATCCATGGCCTCAATAATTTTCGGGATTCTGTATAATTACTGATACATTTATATCCATAACTCATTCTATATTCTCCGTAGATAGTGCCTCAACATAAAGTTCACGCATCAATGTTTTAAGTTTATTCGGATCATTGATACTCAAACTTTGTGCATCAATGAATTTAGATAGAATCGACATTGTGTCTTCTGCTTGATTAACAATATCTTCATCTTCTTCTGTCTCATTAAATTCTGTAAAGTCTTCAACGATTGTAACATCGACTGGACTTACTTTATATATTTCATCAACTAACTTTTCAAATAAGTATGGGTCTTGTTTATTGACAACAACAACTTTCACATAAGCACTTGCGTACTTAGAAAAATCCATCGCCTTCAAGTCTTCGATCTTTATACTGTTATCGTCATAGTGTACTTTATGAAACATCTTATTAGGATTATTTACATATTCAACTTTCATAGTATCAGTATCTAAGACAGCAAATTTCTTTTGATCTTGATAGTCTGACCAAAAGAGTTCGTATGGAGTTCCAACATACGTGATGCTATCATGTTCGGAGAACGTATGATAATGTCCACTGAACACTCTATTATAGTTGCTTAGGAACTTATAGTCAATCCCATCGTGGCTATCTACACCTCTGGACAATGGAAAGCCAGAAAGTTCAAAATGTCCCATGCACAATGAAGATGTGCTGTTCTTAATGAAGTCAAACGTTTCCGCTTCATTGCTTTTACAAATCCATGGTACCATATCGATTTTAATTCCATCGACTTCTAACGTGCCATGATTTTGCCACAAACGAATGTTGTGATAGTCACGCAACAGCAAGTCTGGAGAATTGACTTCAAGACTTTCTTTCCAAAAGATATCGTGATTACCAATCAATGCATGAAGTGTGATGCCCGATTCAACGCATTTGTCAAAGAAGTATCTACGACTTTCCATTAGTGAATGAAAGTTGATGTACTTACGTCTATCAAATAAATCACCAAGCTGAATGATTGTTCTTACACCACGCTCTGCTAATTGTGGAAAGAATATTTCATCATAAAATTTTTCATAGTAAGCGTGAAACGCTTTCGAGTCATTTCTAACACCAAAGTGCGTATCACCTAATAGACATATTCTCATACTTTTATTGACCTGTTGTACCTAAAGACTTATCAAGTATAACACAAATTGCAGTCAAATGCAAATCAAGAAGACGGGCTGGTATTTGTGTCTGCATTGTTGTTCTCCATAAATTCATCAAACACAGTATTGCCGGTAACCTTTTTCTTTCTAGGCTTTGCACTGGCAATCTTTTTATCTTTATTCACTTCGAATGCTTTGATAAAGTCACTAATGAATTCTTCACTATATGAATCATGCATTACTCCATTTAGACTTGAAGAGACATATTCTTCGCCGTTGTTCTCAATGAGAGAGGTGATGATAAGATTGTCCATGCTCTTGTACTTGATGTACAAATGTTTTTTCTCTTTTTGAATTCTTCGCAAGAATGCATAGTAAATGATTTGGGTAAAGTATGCAAATGGATTTTTAGACTTCTCAGGATCAAAGTTATCAATGTACAGTAGACAGTTTTCAATGCCGTCAGATACCATATCTTCTTTGAATGTATAGTTTGCAAAGTTTGGCTTACGTGCCAAGTGAGTTGCAATCTTAAACAAGCATTCACCGATGTACTCTGGTACTCTTGGGCGTTCTGCATTTGTTGCTTCTGCCTCTTTAACAGCCGCACGAAAGACAACCATCTTTTCTAAAAAATGTTCGTTGTTTACGTAGTGTTTTACTTTTGTTGGTTTTTCGGTAGTGGTAGTAATGCTCATGTTTCACCTCAATTGGTTGACAAACACTTGACAATGAGTTATCATTGCTGTGTGATGTTTGATAAAGACTTAATGTAATATATGATTGTTAGATGAAGTCATTGCTGATCTCAGTCTCTCAATCTCCTCTTTAATTTCAGACACTCTGCTGTCTGACTGAATTTCAATCTCACTATTCTCAATAGATTCAAATTCTTTATACGTTTCACCATATACTCTTACGATCTCAGATGTTGCTTCAGACACCGAAACAATACTCTGTTTAAATATTCTAGCAGGCAAATCAAAATCACTAAGTGGATCCCACTTCATCATAGATAAACTAAACATATGACTATCAGAAATCTTAGGAACAAGAACAACTTTCATAGGACGATGAACTTCAATGAAATTTCTACCTTCTTCAACAACATTTCCAATAATCGTATCACCGTTTACAAGTTTTAATAATTTGCAAAGCATTATTCTTCCTTTAAGTTTAAAGTGTAAATTTTATATTCAAACTTTTCATCATTATAGATTTTCATTCTTTCGATAAAATGTTCTAACGTAAAATTCTTTCTACTCTTATGTGTCATGTCATCCGATATGTCATATAGAATAGCTTCTTTCTTGTTATCACCCAAACGCAATCCTCGACCAATAGACTGTAGTGTTCTAATCTTACTCTTGCTTGGTGAAGCAAAAATAACATTGTGTAGATTACGAATATTAATACCTGTAGAGAATGTTCCATATGATGCTACGATAATCGCATTCTCTTCATTCTCAGTAATTCTACGAACTTCTTCTCGCTCATCTACTCCAACAGCACCATGAATAAAGAATACAGGTCTATTATCTTCTACTGCGTCTTTAATCATATTATACAGTATTCTACCATGTTTGTCAACAAATTGATATAGCAAAAGAGTGTTACCCTCTAAACTCAAAGTCAAATTTCTAATGAATCTATTACGTGATGGCTTGCCTATAATATAATTTATCTCATCTTGATATTTGAAATTCTTACCTAGCTTACATGATTCTTCGTTGTGCTTAAGCACTAACGCTTTAATTCTAAACTTTGCTAATCGTCCAGAGTCAATCAATTCTTTTGTTGTTGTTATCTGTTTGACTTTACCGAACAAACCCTCTAATACTAATCTGTGTGTCTGTGTGCCGTCTAGCGTACCTGTCAGACCAAATCTATACTTACATTCTGTTAGTTTTGTTAGAATCGATATCAACGACTTTGCTTTGAACAAGTGTGCTTCGTCTCCGACAACTAATTCAAATTCTTCGAACCATTCTTTTGGCATCTTGTAAATTGACTGCCATGTAGATATGACAATGGGGCAATCAGTTTGCTTGCTTGCACCTGACATAATCTGGTGTATGTATTTATCACTCTCAAATCCATAATCCTCAAAGTCTTTGTATAGCTGTGCGACAAGTGAGATAGTGGGAACAATGATAAGAGTCTTGCAATTTAAATATCTCGCAATGAGATATATGATGAGTGACTTGCCTGATGCTGTTGGTGATACTAATAAGTTTCTTCTGCTACGTACAGCATGAATAAATGCATCTATTTGATAGTCTCTAACTTCAAATGGTATGCCTAGAGTATCAATGAAGTCTTTTGCTTCTGCTACAGAAAATTCATCATACGTTTCTACAGATTCATCAAATTCAATTTCATACTCACGTTCTTTAGCAAACTTCTCTAAGTATGGAATTAAACCATAATAGATTTGTCTACTCTGTGAATTGAATAGGCGTATCTTTCCATCCCATATTTTATTTCTAAATGCAGGCATGAATTTGTAACCGGGAACGTAGAACGTGAAGTATTCATTCAACTCCATTGCATCGGAGTTCTCACACTTGATGTGTGCGTAGACTTCATCTACTTTTGAGATATAGAGTTTATTGTACACCTTGCGTAAACTTCTTCCATTCTATAGCATTCTTAATCTGAAAATTGCGTTGGTTGACGTTCTTAAGTACTTCTTCCAGAAACGCTAATTTTTCTTTTTGATTGATTATGCGAACATTGTTCTGTATAATATCTTTATCAGAGTCAAGGTACATATCAACTTCATTCTTCATCAATCGTTTAACGAAAGGCTCCCAATTGAGTTCGTCAAGTTCTTCTTGTGAAAGTTTTCCATTGTAATACTCATACTTCTTCAAAGATAAATCTTTGCTTTGAAACTCAAGTGCTTTGAGTTTGCGTCTTTCGTCAAAATAAATTTTGAGATATTTGCTGTGTAGTTCTGGTATCTTCAATGATGCGATACCTAACTCTGTGGAGTCAACTGTAGCGTCTAGTCTCCACTCTTCCATCATTTGGTCTAAAGTCATAATAATTCCTCAAGTCAATATTCGTATTCATCATAATAACACATTTAAAGGTAAATGTCAAATGTTTGTTGCTTCGTAGTAAGTATAATTAAACGTTGCCGTAGAAGTAATGAAGTCTTGATTATCTACAGATGAAAACTGCATGTCTCCTAAGTCTGTAGGATATACTCCATAAAAATCAATTTTAAAATTTGGATTATTTGCGTTTGTCTTAATGAATAATGTTGCATCAGAAGTTACGCTATCAATTAATTCATCTTTATCTTTTAGTCCGCCTCTTTTATCAAATCCTTTTGGATTGCCTAGCTTAAATATCCAATTATATAATTCATACCATGACTGCATATCTTCATCAACTATGAATGTTAAAGCTAATGTGCCAAAGTTGATTTGATTTCCTGGCACACTTAATGCAGAAAATGGTGTGTTAATTGTAGTAGACTGTAAAGATATACTTGGTAGATTTACAGCTTGTACAAAATATGTGAAGTTGGGAATTCGTCTAAGAACAAAATCAAACTTGTTATTAGAAAGAAAACTTTTATTTACTGGTGTTGTCGTTAGGGTAGCCATATTATCTCCTCTTGTCTTCTATTTATGCAGACAAAAAAAGAGGGCCCTAAGGCCCTCTTTTGAATACCGATGTATCTCGGTTTAATCAATTACATCAAGTTAGTAATTGCAATTCTACGATAGTAGACGTTCTTGTTAGCGAATGCTAATGTACCATCAGCCGCTGATGTTGCAAATGGGTTTGCAACCATGCCGTAGCGAGTCTTGAATCCAATTTTTGGTTGGAAAGAATCTTGACCAACTGCACGAACCATTTGCAATGGAACGTATGGGCAGTAGAACAAACCAGCGTCAAAAGCAGAAGAGCCTTTGTAACCGATTGTTGCATAGTGTGTACCAGATGTTGCGGCGAAATATGGATCGATGTAAACCTTGATACGACCGTTCAATACACCAGCGAATGTGTTACCTGTGTCATCAACTTGTAAGTTGTTAGATGCAAGTGCTGGAGTGTAATCTAATACACCAGCCATTTGCAATGCAGATGCTACGTCTGAAGAACAGATAAGCACGTTACCTTTACCTCTACGAGTTGCTTTAGCAATTGCGTTAGACTCACGCTCCAATTGGAACATCAAGCCCTTGAACTTCTCAACAGACCAACGACCGTTAGCATCAACGTCAAGGTTGAATGTACCAGCAGTTGTAACGTTTTCTTGTGCGCCAACTGTAGCAGTCAAGTTGATAGTACGAACAACTTCACGGTTAATTTCAGCTAAGATTTCTGTAGAAAGAATGTTAGCCAATTCTTGTTCAGCATCCAAACCATGAACTGCTTTCAAGTCTTGTGCTAATTCCATTGTGTATTCTGCTTTCAAAGCACGGCTACGTGCAGTAACAGCAACTTTTTCAATTGAGAATGCCATCTCTTGGAATGCTTGACCAGAGCCATCGCCTAATGCTTCAGCTTGTGCTGTTGTCAAACCTGTACCACGTGTGTACTCTGTACCACCAGACAAATCAGCAGGTGAAGAACCTGTTTGTGATTGTGCTGTAGATGGGAATGCTGTGTTAGCTTCGTTGAACAAGGCTTCTGCGCCATCTTGTGCTTTGTAGCGTGAACGCATTGCAAAGATCAAGCCTGTTGGACCTGTCATTGGCTGAACACCGCAAATGTCGTAAGCGATCAAGTTAGGGGCAGCACGGCGAACCAAGCTAATCAAAACTGGATCATAAATGTCGATTGAACCATCACCAGCTGTAGATGAAGATGCGCCCATATTGTTAGTAGGTGCGGCTTCAGAAAGCAACGATGTTTGGTTACGATAACCACCAGAACCTTGTGCGTCTTGACGGCAAGCAATTTCTTGGTTCTCAAGAAGTTGCGCTGTTACGGAACGCTTATGGGAATCCTTGATTGCGGCTAAGTCGCCATGGTCAAGAACTGGTGCCCATTTTTTTAAAAGATTTTCTACGCTCATGTTTTTCTCCTTTGAGTATTGTTTAATTTATTTATAAAAACTTATTTCTTGAGTGTTCTAGAAATATT